GGAGATCGTCACCCTGCCTGAGACGCTGCACGGCGACATCCGGCGGGTGCTGGCAGCGGGGTCGGCAGAGGGGGCGACCATCCGCGACCTGGCAGCCAGCGTGCAGGAACTGCAGCCGGGCTATGAGGGCTGGATGGCTGAGCGCGTGGCGACCACGGAAGTGGTGGGGGCCAACAACGCGGGCAGCCTGGAGTGCTACCAGCAGAATGACGTGGAGCGCAAGGAGTGGAGCACGCAGATAGACGAGGTGACGCGGGACACGCACCGGGCCGCGAACGGGCAGGTCCGGGACGTGGCGCAGTCGTTCAGCGTCGGGATACGTGCCATGCAGCACCCCGGCGACCCGGCGGGCGGGGCGGGCGAGATATGCAACTGCCGCTGCGTGCTGCTGCCGGTAGTGGACTGACGCGCCGCTGCGTACCAAAGCAGACCAGCCGCGCCTCCGGGTGCGGCTTTCGCATTTCCAGGCAGGGGCAGCGACAAGGAGATTGACATGCCCAACTTCACGCACCTGAAAGTTCTGCCCTTCAAGCTAGAGAAGGCCGAACAGGTTACCGGCACCGGACGACCCCGCCTGCACATTTCCGGCTGGGCCAGCACCGACACGTTGGACCTCGACAAAGAAGTCATCGAGGTTGGGTTTTTTGACGAGTCCCTTGAGGACTTCATGCGCACCGCCGCCATGCCGTGGATGCATGACACGGGCGACCCGCAGGGCCAGTGGGCGGACATCACGCCCGTTCCCGGCAAGGGCTATTACGTCATAGGGGATGTGATCGACTTCGGCACGGACCTCGACAAGCGGCGTTTGGCCATGATCGAGGAACGTGTTATTGGTTCGCTGTCAGTTGGGTTCGCAGCAGAGTATACCGCCGAGTATGGCAGGGAGGACGAGAGCGGCATTTGGCATTGGGAGCGGGGCGGCAAGTTGCTCGAAGTCTCGCTATGCACCATCCCCTGTAATCCCGATGCGAGTTTCGAGATGGCGAAGTCCCTGGGTATGACGCTGCCGCACTACGAGCCATCGCCGGCACAGACACCGGAGGAGGCCGAGGAGGCACGCTTCGCTGACGACCTGGAGCGCGTCCGCACCGGCCTCGAGTCCGCCAGTAACATCCACTGCCACTGGCAGGAGAAGCACGGTCGCACACTGACCGCCGCGCACCGCGAGCGCATCGCACAGGCGCAGGCCAGCCTCGCCTTGCTGCTGGAGCCCCATCCAGTAGCCGACGAGGAGCCTGAGCCACAGGGAGCCCTATCCCTGCCGAAAGTGCCTGCACTGACGTTGCCGCAGGTCGCCTTGCCGCAAGCCCCTACCGTGCCACTGCCAGGGGGATAGCCGCACCAAGGGGCCGCACAGGGTGAGCATAGTATGAGGTGAAAAACTATGCTCAAGGAGCTTGTCGCAAAGCACTTTGGCATCAAACCTGAGGACGTAGAGGAGGCGCAGATTGAACGCTTCCAGGCTGTCATTGACGACCTGAAGGCACAGTCTCTGCCCTCCACCGACGAGGCCACCGCAACGAAGGCGGCCATCGAGAAGCTGCAGGCCGACCTGGCCGCCGAGAAGGAAGCCCGCATCAGCAACGAGCAGATGCTGGCCGAACTCAAGGACAAGCCCGGCATCGACCCGGACAGCGACCACATCGCGCACGACCGCCTGTCGCGGATGAAGACTGTCCCCGAGGTGCAGACGCTGGTGCGCGAGACGCCGCAGGACGAGAACGAGAAGGCGGCCCAGCAGGTGTGGGATAACCTGCACACGCTGAGCTTTGCCTTCTGCGACCGCGACACGGGTCGCCCGCGCAACGTGAAGAGCCTCGGGTATTGGCAGAAGCTCCAGACCATTGCACCGGGCTTCGCCAAGGCCTTGGACACGGCCACGACCGCTGAAGGCACCGAATGGGCTCCGACGGAGTACAGCTCCCAGCTCGTCGATGCCATCTTCGACGATGTGGTGGTGCCCAACATCTTCACGCGGTTTACCATGAACCGCTCGCCCCTGGTCCTGCCGTTCTCTCTGACTGGCGGGACGGCGTACCTCGCGGGTGAGGCGACTAGCGATAGTCCGTCCGAGTACACCGCGACCACGCCGGCGACCTACGACAACACCTTCACCGCCAAGAAGCTGGCGATGCTCATCAACTTCTCCGAGGAGCTGGAGGAGGAGACCATCGTGCCGCTGCTGCCGCAGTTGCAGTTCACGATTCGGCGCACGTTGGGCGAGGGCATTGAGGACGCCATTCTCGACGGTGACACGACCGCCACGCACCAGGACAGCGACGTGACCTCCAGCGCCGACCGGCGCAAGGCCTGGGACGGCATCCGTGACTGGCTGATTGCCAACACCACGGCCTGGAAGTCCTTCGCCACGTTCGACGGGGACAACGCCATCAACGCCGTGCTCGCCGCGATGACGCAGAAGTACAACGCGGACGGCGTATGGATTTTCCCGACGAAGAAGAAGTACGACCTGATCACCATCGTGGACGACAGCACCAACAAGAACCCTCTGATCCTGCGCAGCACGCAGTTGGGTGACGGCAGCGTCACCAGCGGGCGGGTGCCGGACTTGCTGGGCAACCCCGTGGTGTTCAGTTCGCGGATGCGCGTGAACCTGAACGCGACTGGTGTGTATGACGGCGACACCACGACCAAGACCTGGGCCGCGTTCGTCAACCCGAACGCCTGGTGGCTGGGCGACCGCCGCGAGGTGCGGCTGGAAGTCGAGCGCAAGCCGGCGGCGGGCTACTCGCGGCTGATCGGGACCTGGCGCGGCGCGTTCAAGTGCGTCATCCCGTCCGGCCTGAGCGAGATTCACACCGGCGGCGGCTACAACTACTAGCCTCCCACGAACCACACCAGGGGCCGGGTGAGCACTACTGTCTGCCGAACTAAAGGGATGAACCTCTCATGCCCCTTGCGAACGAATATGTCACTGACATTCCGTTCTACGCCCTGACCACGGAGGTGCTGGCGACCGGTTACCATTTCGGCGTGCAGCGCCTACCGGCGGGCTACATCTACTACCTCGAGGACGCCTACATCTGCCCGACCACGACCGTCGCCGCCGCCACCACCAACAGCAACGGGTGGCTGCTCGTCGATGAGGACGGCAACACCATCGGCACCGTCGCGACGGGCGCGGCCCTGGCGGTAGGTGGCACGGCCTTCGGGTCGCTGTCCACCCAGTACCGCGAGATCGACGCCTCCAGCGCCGCCCACTCCGTGTACTGCACTTGGGTGCAGAGTGGCACAGGCGTGTTGCCTGTGGGCAACTACTCGATCATCTGCCGCTGGAGCAAGCGGCGACCGGGTAGCGCGGCGTAGTAGCGTCGCACGGTAACGACGTACCAGCGGGGCGGCCATGCTTGAGTGTGGCCGCCCCGCTTCCATGAACAAGGGCCCGAAAGGAGGCGAGGCAATATGTGGGTCATCAAGGACGAGGCGGCGGGGTTGTGGGCGCACTTCTGCGACGAGGGCGGTGAGCACGCTTGCTGGTCGGCGGACCCCGGCACGGCAACCCAGTTCGCGACGGAAGCCGAGGCCGAGGCGAAGTGCGTGGCAATGGGCATCAACCCGTCGTGGGTCGTACCGGCGTGAGGGGCAATAACACTACAAGGCAGGTGAATACGCAGTGAGACGCACCACAACGAGCCGCAGACGCACCTTGACAACCAGGGGGTTCACGCTGATTGAGCTGCTGGTGGTGATCGCCATTATCGCCATCCTCGCAGCCATCCTCTTCCCGGTCTTCGCGCGCGCCCGGCAGAAGGGGCACCAGGCCAGTTGCCAGAGCAACCTCAAGCAACTGGCGATGGGCATACTCATGTACGCCGATGACCATAGCGGCTATGGCCCGCTCAGCCACGCCAGCGGCTGCTTCCAGGAGGTCGGGGCGACCTTCGGCGCACCCGGTGGCCGCTGCAATTCCGGCATCGCCCTCGGGGCTTATGACGCGGGTTGGGCCAACTACTACGTGCAGGCGGTCGGCTCCCCGACACAGGTATCCGAGTGGAAGATTAACCCCGTCTGGCTCTGCCACGGCAACGGCACCGGGACCTA